CCTGCTTGTGTTCCAGTAGTTGATGTAGAAACTGCCTTACTTGTTAGCGTATTCCCTGGTGTAGTAGTGGTTTGAGTTATTGCATATGACCCACCATAAGAACTAGTAAATGCTGATTGTGAACTAACAGCAGCAAGAGTTCCACTTCCTAAAACAGTAGCTTCTGCACTAGTTCTAATACTTTGTTGTACTTTTGCTATAGATTGTTCATAAGTAAGTCCTTGTCCCTGATAAACAGAAACTTGATTTATCCAAAACGATTCTCCACCACTATCCGGTCTTCTTCCCAAATAATCGACATATGCTTTTTGAACCGCATTCACTGTTGAAACAAGACTAGTATCTTTAAGAGAACCTGTCGGAATAGCATTAGGATTTTGTAATATTGGAACAAAAGTTTCAGTTCCACCTACCTTAGGAAGACTTGTAGGCGCCGTTGGTGCATTTGATCCTATAATAGTGCTTCCAACAACAGTGGTTGATGTATCACTTGCTGGAATATCACTTTCTTGTTGAGTTTGAGTTTCTAGTCGTAAATTCCTAATAGAAACAATATTTTCTTGATTTTTACTTAAAATTCCAGTTGATTCAAATTTTTCTTCCGCACTAGTTGTTACTAATCCGGGAATTTGTGAGTTGTCTCTATCACTACTGATCCTAAAAACTTTTGTACCAGTCTCAAAGTGTGGATTTACATCTACATTTGGATCGGGTATAAAAATGCATCCAATTATTGTTCCAACATTATCTGTAATTAATCTTAAATTGGTTATTTCGGCAATTGCCCCACTTTTTTGTCCAGTCAATATCATTGAAACTTCAATTGATCCGGAAAAATTATTTTCAACTTTGTCGGATAAACTAAAAGTATCAATATTTAGAATTGTTGATGTTGACGAGTATTGGTCAGCAATACTTTGGTTATTGTATGGATTTATTGAATAAACATCTGTGGGATTGTCATAAGGACCATATTTATGATTCTGTGCGGCAACTCTAAATTCAATAGTTTTAGTGGGAATTTGTGGTGGAGATTGAACTGCATCTGAAGGATTTAAAGGTCTATTATAAGTTACAGTGGAAATAATTTTTGGAGATCCTACTACAGTTTCTCCAACCTCAAAAGTTCCAGAAGTCATTGATATTTCAATCAATTTTGGAACAATGTATTCGTTAATATCTACTCCATCAAAAAATGCATATACTTGTGTTGATGGTTTTAATCTCCTGGCAATAAATTCTATATTTCTAGATCTTAAATATGAAGCAATCTCTATACTGACAACAGAGTCCCCAAAACTTAAATTATTAAATACTTCCTTTATTACTTGTCTGGTTCCATTTCTACTTTTTGTTCCTGTTTTGGTATTTGTTATATAATCAGTTCTAATCCAATCATTTCCTTGCCATGCAGTTGAAGATGATGGAGTACTTTTTTCACCAGTCCAAGTATACTTCCAAGATTCCCAAGTAGTGGGACCATACCCAGTGTTTGGATCAAATCCTCCCGCAACTAACTGCTGATAATTTTCTGTATAGTTATCAACCTCTAAAGTCTTTGGTTTTAATTTAACAGTATCTACCCAGATATCTGAAGAAGGATTCAATTCAATAGTGCCAGCATAGTAATTAACTAGATATGGGGTTACGTTTTCAACTCTTGTTGCAAAAGGTTGAATTACATATTCAAGTTCCGCATAATCTAAAGTCAATATTCTTCCTGTTCTAGTTACATTAATTCCATCTAAGTCATTCACAAATCTTTGATCAACAGTTGGATTTGATGTAGTTCCTATTCCTATTACTGTATTTGAACCCAAAACTAAATCAAGAGTATTTGTGTAATGAGAAGGTCTTAATTCTGAATTCTTTATATCAATTGAGTTTTTAACTATTGTTTTTGTAATTTGGGAATTTGTAGTTGAAAAATCATCAACAAAAAAACCAGATTTAAATCTATTCAATCCATCTACATCTCTAATATAAAGGTTAGAAGTATCTGATTCTAAAAGTGAAAGTGAAGTATAAAATTCCAAATTTTGAATTCTGTCTTCAAGTTTTTTAATGTCAGACATTCTATATCTTTTATGTTCAGTCAAATTAACACTTACTTCTGATATATTGCAAATATATGGTGGTAATGTTATAGTCGCAACTTCTAAAGCATTTTCAATATTATTTGGTGTTTTTGGAGTTTCTTCTGGAATACCATTTATAAGTTGAAACACTCCATCTTTTGTAAGATAAATCTTATCAATTCTTGGTAAATAGAAAGAATAATCCAAAATGAAAGACTCATCAGATGCTAAAACATTTGATGCAGAATTTCCAGATGAAGTGAAATTTCTAGCATTAAATTCAAATGGGGATAAATTTGTTGAAGTAAATTCAGAAACTCTAGGTCTAATGTCAATTAGATCGGAAACTTTAACTGAATCAATCTTAGCAATATCACAATAATCAAATTGCTGATAAGAATTTGCGCTTGTTATATCTCCATTATCGGAAGAAGAAAATTCTGCAGACTCAAAAAGAATTTTCAATTTTTTAGTTGGTTCTTTTGCTGTAGGTTTTCTTGTTATTTTTGAATAATCATAATATGTTTCTTTTTGCCCATTATCTAATATAAAATTAGAAGTAATATTATTATCTCCACTTTGAATTTCGGTAACAGTAGCACTAATTCCGGATTCTTTAAACAAAATTGTTTCTCCATCAACAATTTTGTTTGAATTCAGTGAAATATAATTTATTTTTAAATCATTCACTCTTCCTACATATATTCCAACAAATTTACTATCTTTACTTGTAAATTCTTCTCCAATTAAAAGATCGCCAGTTTTGTTAGTTGGTCCGGTCAATCCCGACAAAGTTAATGATGGCAAACTAACATTATTTGAAGAATTTGATTCAAATATTGCATGAATTTTAGTAACTTCTGGAACTAATAAGCAAATATCTTCATCTTGGACTCTTGTACCATATAAAGAACTATATGCCAATCCATCATTCAACGTGGTTGTTCCTATACCAGATTGTGAATACTTTGATCCAACTATATCAATACTTTTTACTCTATTTTTATTTTTAATTTTTGATTTAATATTTACTTTTCTTAAAGTTGCTATAAGTTTTGCTGTACCATCTGCACTGAGACCATTGATAGTCAAAGTTGCTCCACCATTGGTAAAAACAAATTTATCTTGACTTAAAACTTCTGTTCCACCATCAGATCGTATTAAAACATATCTTTCCTCATCAAAAGGTAAAAATGATTCATCTGGTCCAGCAGTTATAGCTGCAGTAGAATTTGATGATATTGTAACATCGAATTGTTTTCTAATAATTAGATCGGAATTTGTTAAATCTACAGAAGAAACGTTTGATTTTGGTAATGGGGTATATAAAGTATTATCTATTGAAGATTGAAAACTTGATGTTAAAACTTTAAAATCACTTGGATTTATTGATGAAGAGGGTAGAGATCCATCACAAACTCCAGAAACAGTGGTAATTCCGGAAATAACCAAGGAACTCTGAGATACACTGTTTACTTTAGCAAAACTTGGAACTGTAAGTCCAGGTGTGGAATATGATACTATATCACCAATAGAAACCTTTCCAGAAAAATATTTGCTAAGATCTGCAGTTGTAACTGTACTAATTCCTCCACTATTTGGAGTAATATTGACCAATCCAACATTAAATATTGATGACAGTTGGACATCGCCAGTAAAAGTAGATGCTGACCCAACAGTACCGTAAATAGATTTTACATTTTTAGATGAAAATGCTGTTACTGAAGTAGAAACTCTTGTGTTACTAATTCCATTAAAAGAAAAAGTTTCTCCGACTGCAAAAAATCCTTTTGTATTATAAGCTGTTATAATTCCAGAATTTGTTGCAGAGTACCTTAAAAATCCAATGGCTCCACTAGAATTACCTTTAATGTATGTTGGAACTGAAAGTGTGATTGGTTCGTTTAATAAAATTTCAGTGTAGGTTTGAATATCAAATAAAGAAATATCCCAAGAATTTGAATTTGGTGTTGTACTACTATATGATCCAGATTCTAAAGCAAAATCATAAACTCTAGCTACACCTATTTCTTTTCCTGGAGGAGAAAATGAACTTATACCTATCCTTTCATCTCTTAAACTTACAGTATATGATGTGGATATACCAATATTTGGAGATCCACTAACTCTATTTAATGTATAGGTTGGTCCGGTTAAGTAGTTGATACTTTGTCCCGTTAAAAGTTTTGTTGTTCTTGGTTTTTTGAAATCTAAAAATATTGGGCTTACAGTTTCAACCTCGTACCCCTGAATATATGCCTTTGTTGGACTTAGTTTGTACGTTCCTAAATTTTCATTTGGAATATTATTATTATATGTTAATTGATTTTCAAAAAATATTCCTTTATTACCTTTTAAGTTATTGAGAGTTTCTTTAACTTCTATAGAAATCGGATTTACATAATAATCACCGGACTCGTTATAAGTTCTTCTAGCAAATTCTTTTGCAAGATCATTATACTCAGTATCTCTTTTTATCGAAGTAATAGTTCCACTTTGAACTACCATCAACTCAATAAAATTACTATATTTTGTATTATCAATTGGTTTTTTTGTCAGGAAAACTCTTATTTTTAATCGATCTGCTCCGGGCGCTGCATAATTGGAAAATCCTTTTGCGTTATCAGTTAAACTTGAATCTATATCAGAATTTATTATCTCTTCAAAAACTTCTAATCCAACTCTGTATGATGGATTAGTATTGTATGGTTCTAGTATAATTGTTTGCTCGGGAACTTCAATAAAATAACCTCTAATAAAATAAATTCCAGAAGATAAAGTTGCTGCAGAAGCAGAAAATATTGCATTTTCTGGAATTATATTTGCTATTGGTTCTCCGGACTGAATAATTATATTGTCATTCGACAAACTATCTTCAATAATTAAAGTTTCTCCGTTTAAAAAGGAACTATTATTATTAGTTGAGGACAAGTAACTAACAAATAATGTATAAGGTTGTCCAGGAAAAGCTGAAACATTTAAATATGCTTTTACTTTAGCTTTTACTCCAGAAATTGAACCTACTATTGTTTTATTTAATAGATCACTTAAATAATTTGTTAGAGAAACTCCGGAATAGGTTGTTTCGACTAAAACAGCATTAAGAGTATTTAAATATCTAACTCCACCTCCCGTTACAGAATCTCCATCTTTAAAAATATGATTACCAAACTTTTCAATCTGATCTTGTAATACTGATTGTAATGTTGTTAACTCTCTAGCCTGAACAGGATATCCAGGTTTGAATAAAACTTTAAAGTAGTTTTTGCTTTTGTCAAAGTCATCAAAATATGGAGAAATGTTGAGATTGGTTTCCTGAGACATAATTTTTTAAAATTGCAAAATAACTTTGATATCTTCTTTTTGATTTATGGACCTTGTAATAGAAGGTCTGTTGTCAACATAAACAATGTTTCCAGAATACTTTTTAACTTCTGGATTTGACATACCATTAATAAAAGTCTGTCCTAAGTAATAGGTTCTATTATTTATTGAAGTAGAAATGCCATTAAAGGATGTGTCTATGCCTAATATAGTACTAGCACCGTCACCTAAAATATTCAAAGAACCTCCATTGCCGGGAGAAGAAGTAAAAGAATTTAATTTGAATCCGTATTTTGGATTTGTTTTTAAACTGCCATCACTATTGAATCCAACTAAACTTTTATCCTGCCAATATTTTAAAACTCCAGTAGATTGATCATAAGAAACAACTCTACCAACTGCTGTAGTTCCAGTGGAAATTGTTTGAGTTATTAAACTATCTGCCACAAATGTAGATGTACTATATCCAATTCCAGTTAATTTTAATGCATAAAGAGCACTTGCCTTATCTAAAGTTAATCTTGATGATGAATTGAAAAATTGAGGATTTTCTACTATTCCTATTCTAGAAATTTGATTTCCCAAAATAAAATCTGGATTTTCTGTGTCATTTTCTATTCTTGAATACACTAATACATTATATGCCCCAAGTTCCCTGTAAATGTCTGCACCGTGTCCTCCTTTTGGGGGAATAATAACATTAAATATTGGAGAAACTGAACCAGATGGCACATTTCCTGCTTCAAGATCAACAGTACCATAAGTATATCCAGAACCACCATTTGATAAAACTATAGATTCTACTTTAGAATCATTATTAATAATAATAGTAGCTTCTGCTCCATTTCCATCACCTTTAATTGGTACTTTTGTATAAACCGCATTAGCTGTTCCAATGCCAGTTCCCCTGTTCACTATAGTAATAATTTTTAATTGTCCACTCGTTGCTGCATTATTCCTAATTGCAGAATCTATAGTATTCGTTTCCCAATTATCTGGGACCGGCATAAAATTTGTAGAATCAAATTTTACTATTTCATTTGGTTTTATAGTATAAAGGTATTTCCAAATATATCCATCACCACTATCCCCAGCTGTTCTAGGTTCCAGGTCAGTAAATGTTGGCTCATCCAATGATGGTTTACCTGAAGGATTTTCTGGATCTGTTCCATTATGCAAACAAATATAAACTCTATAATCATCATTTACTACATAATAATTTGCAGAATATAAATTAGTGGCACCAGATGGTTTTGATGTATTGGTTCTACTTATATCATGCCTATACATGTCATAAGTTGTTCCTGATGTCCACTTCACTTTTCTTACTAATTGCCTAACATCACTTGAAGATATTTTTTTTAAAGATATCATTGTGTCCCAATAATCATTCTCCTGCTCAAAACTATCTTTAGGTGCAGGTGGATTGATATCCCAAGTAGACAAATAATCTTGTGGATTTGGTAGTCCCACAAAAGAATAATAAGAATTTTCTGTGGACTTAGCAGCCGCTACAAAATTCTTTGCATTTAATATTCGTAACTGATCAGTTATAATTGCTGACATTTTAACAGTTTTTTATCTATTTATTAGATATAATTTAAATATTTTAATGGATTCACTCTTTCTACAATTGGTGAAGTAGAAATTCCAGTTAGTCCATTTTTATAATGATTAAATTCTTTTGGATCTGGTCTCAATAAAATATTAATTTTACCCCAACTATATTCTCCAAAGAAAGAACTATAACCAATTCCACTTAATCCATTATAATTTTGAACACTAACAGTTACTTTAGCGACATATGTAACACCAAATCCAATGGCACTTGTTTGTGCAATAGAAACTGATGCAACTCTATAGACATTATCGAGGAATGAATTTCCAATAGAAACTATTGAACCATCAGGATTTAAAGAAGTTACTCCGTTTCCAACATTTGAATTTAAAACTACAAAATAGTATCCAGTTTGAATTCCACTTATAGTTAATGATGTTCCTACTATTGAAGAATTTCTGAGGAAAGAATTCTGTGGAATTACAAAATCAAATACAATTCCAGTTGAAGCAACTCCAACTGAGGTGGTGGAAATACCTGAAATAGTTCCAAAATCTCCTTCATAAGTAACTGATGGAATATTTTCAGTATAATTGGATATTTGTGGATATTCAATTAATACTTGTGGTGGATTTGTTGAAGTATATCCAAGTCCTGGATAAACGACATTAATAGAAGTCACAATTCCAGAAGTTATTGAAGCAATTGCAGTTGCTTTCTGAGTTGATCCCAAACCAACTGGTTCTGAGATACTAATAGATGGAGCAACCGTATATCCAATTCCAGAGTTTGAAATTATAATTGAAGATATTGTTCCAGCAACTGAAACAACAGCTGTAGCAGCGGCAGAGATTGGTGTATCTTGTGATATTATTTTAATTTTATTTTGTAACAAGGAATTTTCTTTATTACTATCAAAGAAAGTTTTTACACTTTCAACAAATATTACAGTAGATCCTATACCAACAGATTGTATAATATTTGTAGTAGGATATATTAAAGGTTCATATAAAATTCTATCTTTTGTAACTGCCTTACCGTCAATAAATTTATCATTTCTTTGTTTGCACCAAGTTAATGGGCGTAAGTAAGTTTCATTTTCATTTATTCCCGGACCAAAATAAGTATTTGTATTAAGACTATCTGTAGAATTGATTCTAGTGACTATTCTTTCATCTTCCAAGTATGCAATATTATCATCATTTAATTTTACAATATCTCCTATTTTGATAGTTTCTAAAACATCAACATCAACAACATCAACTGAGGAAGTTCCTTGATAGAATAATATTTTTGAAGTATCTCCTACTTTTGGCGCCTCAGTAAATCTAATATAACTTCCCCCATTAAATATATAACCTTTTCCAGGAACTTGTAAAATATCATTTATAAAGACCAATAATGTCGCCTCTACATTAATATTCGAACCGGATTTTGCTCTAATCGTTTTTTGTTGATTATCTAGTGTAATCGGAAATAGAGTGGTTTTCCCATCAAATAAGGAATCAATTGGGTCAATAACTAAGAGATTGCCAAAAGTCCAACCAGAAAAACTATCAGAATAAGTCTCATCTATTGAAAGTTGAAACTCATTATAAGATAAACTTGTATTTGTTGGTATTCCTACTGTTCCACCAATTCCAATAGTAAGAATTTCTCCTACATCATATCCATATCCCAAATTAGTAATTTCAAAATTAATTATACTTGATCCTAGTCCAACAATCACATTTACATTTGCTCCAGACCCAAATCCAGAGGAAGATGAAGAACTATAAATCAGTGGAATATTTGAATATGGAAGTGGATCATCAAAAATAACAATTGGTGGATTTGTTGAAGTATATCCAGAACCTGGATTTGTAATTGCAACACTCACTATATGTCCATTACTAATTGAAGCAATACCAACATACTCTATATCATAAAGACCAACGCTAGATACTGCTACACCAACATTAACATAAGTTTGAATTCCAGACCTATAACCAGAACCACTATTGCCTATGCTTATTGAAGAAATAGTTCCTAATCCAGAAACTATTGCTGTTCCTCCAGCAGAAACTAAAGGTTGATATCCAAACCCTGTAGTCGATGCAACAGAAACAATAATACCTCCCAATGGAACATTTGTAGTATTAATGTCATATGAAGTTGATGATATTGATCCTGTAAATTGAATACTAGTCAATCCAACATTTTCTTTTAATACACAATCTCCTAAAATATTTACAGAAGACCCAACTCTCTTTGGACCTTGGAAAACTTGATTAACTAAAATAATAGCATTATCAGTAGAAAATCCGGTAATATTTGCATTATTTGATTTTAAAATGAAAGAAGTTGAATATCCAGTGAATTCTAATGAAATATCATCAAAAACATAGTTATTTGAATAAGGTTCAATTGAAGTATTGGGAATTGATGACCTTATAAATGATCTTCCACTAAATGAAGATGAAGTTGTTATGCCAATATAATCAACATCATCAGGACTTCCTGTTGTTGTACCTATTGGAGTATTTCCATATGGAGCAGTAATAAAATTAATTGTATTATCAACTATATTGTAGTTTCCTTTTACCTTTGTTACTAATGAGGAATTTGCATGAGTTGATATTCCAGTTCCCATCCAAGATCTTTTGACAAGAAATACATTAGTGCTTCCAAAACCAACACTATCAACTCTCATAATTTCGTCATTAACTTTTATCAAATCGCCACCAAAGAATGAAGATATACCAGAAACTTTGATGGTCCTATCAGATAATCCAATTTTTTCTGAAATTGTGGTTGTTACTGAAGTGGAAACAATAGGAGATTGAATTAGATTATCAATGCTAATAACTACTCTAGAATTTTGTTTTTTTGATGTTAGAGTGTGGTCAGTCCCTACACCTAAACTATTAATTTGTAAAGGAACGGGAATATTCTTAAGTGCGTTTTCTACAGTTGACGCAAATCTTATTTTGTAATCATCAACTTTAATAGCATAAATTTTTTGTGGAAGTTTATCTGTAAGTCCAATACCAGAAATTGATGTTGTTGCTATTCCAATAGCCTTATCAGTTCCTATTTTACTTTGTGGATAATCGTAAATTAACTCTTCTCCCGTTACAAAGAAATTATTAGGAAGTTTTATATAATTTTTCTGAATATCAACAACAGAAGATGCACTTCCAACAAAAGACCTTTTAAAAATAGGAATCTGTTTGTGAGAAAGTTCAAAGTCACGTTTTAAATCACTTTGTGTACCTCTATATAATCCATATCCGCTACTTAATGACGCATTAGATAAATCAATAATATCTAAATCAGTGTCATCAATTGGTCTTAAAGCATTTTGGAATACCCTAACTTGGACGTTTATATTTGGTATTGGAGTAAATAATAATCTAGTATTACCAGAATATAAAGTTGCATCAAACTCTCCAAGATTTGTTCCATCATTAAGGATTCCAAATTCAGTTATATATGTGTCACTGCCATCATTTATAGAAAGTATTTCGGAGATTTGATATCTATTATTAGTTGTATCTTCAACACTAACAATGTAATATCCAGATGAATATTCACTAGAATATTCTGATATCACATTAGATGTTGGAGACGCAGACGAAGAAATATTTGTAATTCTGCTATCAAAAATACAAGTATTAAGAGAAGTTGTACCAACTCCGATTGAAGATGTTTTTGCTATAGAAACAATCAAAGAATTGACATTACAGTCAACAGATAGAGTATTATTTGGAATAAAATCTAAATTAATATTTGATCCAGAAAAATATGCAAAATATGTCCCAAGACCAGTTGTTGATGATGCAGTGAAAGAATTTGTTGTTAATTGACCATACTCCAATAATTGAACTTCAGAATCATTATGAATTAATGTTATTTCATCAAACTCAAAGTATGAATTATCAACATTTGCATATTGAATAAGAACTTTTGATGATCTATATGTAGATGCTATACCAACTACTGTGTATGCACTACTTGTTCCTGCTGGAATAGTTTGAGTTTGTGTGTATAATCTAGCAGTGTCTCCAAGATCCAAAGTTCCTATTCCACTGACATTATTTTTAATGTCATAAGAAACAAAATTTAAGTCGTAATCATTTATTTCATAATTTGTTGGATAAAATAATAATTTTCCTTCAGTACCAGTTACTACAAAATCAAAGAAACCTAAATCATCAAATGTTTCAACTCTTCCATACTGGTTTATGAATCCCGTAGAATTATCATGTAGTAATGAGGATATAACTATTTGAGATTCATTATTGAATAATTTATCTTTAACATGTATAAAATATTTTTTAGATCTATCTGATTCGAGATCAAAACTATCAACTATACTAAATTTTGTTGGTCTTTCATTGCTGTTAAATTGTGAACTAATGTCATCAATTATTAAAACTCTATTACCTACAGATTCAATATAATCTTGAATTGTTTTAGATTCTAATATAATTTCATCAGATATAATATTGTAATCTATATTCAAAGATCTTTCAGAAGATAGATCAAAATCATTTACGCAGTCAAGTTCTATTTCTGATATCAAATCAGAAATTCCAATAAAATCTCCATAATTTTGATTGGTAGTAATTCCAGAGTTTGAAACTAATGATTCTACGGATAAATCGCTGAATTTTTTAAACCCTACAGTATGATTTAAAGAATTTACTGGATCACTCCAATCTTCATAGTGAACTTTTGATCTAATAGAATATGAAAAATATTGATAATAATCATTATCATGTAGTCTCTGCATTGAGTCATTTAAAAATCCAGTATTTTTATTCCATCCCTTTTTAACAATAGAAGATGAATCTACGTTATAATATGAATTAAAATAAAGAATTCCGGAAATTAATCCCTCTGCGCCTGATGTTTCTGCTAATATTTTATCCCCAACATTAAATTCGTCAAAAGAAGAAATTTTAAGATATCCATTTTTATAATCCCAAGAGTTGACCCTCCCAATAGATGATCCGGATCTAACAAATTCATTCTTAAGAAACTTATTTTTTTCTAAAGAAATATTAAAAATTGGAAAATATTTTTCGGGGATTACTTTTCCAGATGAATCTAAAGGACGATAAACACCCGGATATTCTCCATCTTTAAGATAGTTTGATAAATTATAAGTTATTGAACCATTTGTTCCTCCAATATTAGGATCAACTTGAGTTAGTGTAAATAAAGCATAATTATAATTTGAAGAGTTATATCCTTTAAAAGTTGTTCCAACCCCAACACTAACATTTTCTATTAAAACTTTATCACCAACTGAAAATGGAAAATCTTCATAAGAACTAAAACTTGCCCCAAAAGATATTGTAACATCTTTTGTTGACACATTAAAATTGATAGATTGTACTGATGATCCTATTGAAATTCCATTTGAATTATTGATTGGTATTATTATTGGAGTTACTTCATTGAGAGCTTGTGTGTTATTGAATATATCGACGTTTCTAGTTTTAAAATTACATCTAAGATCAATATCAAAAATCCTCTCATTTGTAAGTCCATCCAACACTATTAAATTTGGAGGAACTAGATAATTTACTCCCAACGAAGAAATACCAATATTTTTAAATGTAGAAAATGGAGATATTTTTAATATTTTTGGAGCATGTGCCTCTGGTCTTAATGATTTGTCTGCGGAATAATCAACTCCAATATCTCTTAAATTAATGTTTGAAATTTTTCCTATAGTCAAGCTTCTAGGCAGTAAAATAGCACCTTTACCGTCAGATGAAATTATAGAAGAAATTGCCGGAAGTTTTTTATATCCGCGCCCAGAAGAAGTAAGTTGAACACCATATATTGATCCATAAGCAGTTTCTGACTCAGTAAAATATTCGATTTGAGTATTAATAGGTGTATATAATGATTCTGTAGGTTTATCAAAAATATTAAATGTAAAGGCTGTTGATCCTACTCCAGATAATACATGTTTTCCATTTAAAGAATTGTTAATAATTACCAAAGTATTATTATTTTTTACGTTTTCATTGTCATTAATTATTTCTTT